TATCTTCCTCTTCACTTGGGTTTTTAAAAAAAACAACAACACATTCTACTTCATCATTCTTTTTAAGTTCTTCTAATGATATTAAAGTATTTTCATAAGCCCAATTTTTATGACCTAGCATACCATCACAAGCATAATCTAAATAATCACTTCTAAATTTCATATTCATAACTCCTTTATAATAATAATATGTATTATAATTCATATTGCAAGTAAAAAAAATTACTTTTTATTGCCACTAAAATACTTCAATCTATAACCACTATTACTTGGTCTATCTTGAATGATATTAGTATGTACATGGTGGCAATGCGACCAACCCAAAGAATTGTATAAATGAGCAGTGTCTAAACCAAAGTCTTTGTAACCCTCAAGAATAGATTGAAAATATGACCTAGACGGTGGAGCAAAACTTGTTCTGTTCATAGTATAAGTCATCATGCCCATGATTTCTATTTTGCCATATAAGTTTGGAAAACCCTCATACAAGTCTAATGCCTGCTCACATTCTTCTGTAATCTCCCATAAACCCACGGGTAACATATCATGATTATTGGTTGACGGTTGAATGTCTGCAACACCACGAAATACTAACTTCCAATTTGGAATATATAAACTACCTAACTGTTTTGCATTAGGGCAACGAAAAGCCATTTGGCTAAGATTTAAGTTGCTACCGTATGCGATATATAATTTTGTCATTCTTTACTCCTGTAATTAATAATTTAATACTACATGGGAAAATCCCATAAGTAAATAATAATCATAAAAAAACAATTTACAAGCAAAAAAAATAATTTATTGTAAAAATGTAAATTTATATTTCCTCCACACTTAACCAGCAGTTACTTCTGCTGGTTTTTTTTCAGGTACTGCAGCAGAAACTTTGTTCGGCCTGGAGCCTTCATGGGATAAATGTTCGGGTTTATATATTATCTCTAGCAGTCGTTGCTTCATATTCACCCCGACTCATCACCCCGACCGTCGTGCCAAGCCACTTCCTCCCACCAGCAGTGCTAAAACTAAACTTGTCTATACGATTATCAGTTATAAGTTCCCGAACAATTCCATCTAACACCCGCTGGGATAAATTGTTCAGGGCATCAGGAGCGTCAGCATCAGTCATACGATTCGTTAGAGAATCAGCACCTCCCTGTTGCGATAAAGCTCTACCTTCCCGTTCACACCGAGCTATCCACTCGTACAGGGCAGTCTTTCTGTTATCCCGATTAGTTCCCATATTCAGTTGTTCAATATCTTCACTCCGATCAACCAGCAGTCCAGTATTTAAATCCCGAACAAACTTACGCACCTGTCTTTTTGCAACCCCGTTCGACTTGACAACCGCCCCGTCAAAGCACCGATTACGCTGATATTCTATGTTCAGTTCCTTACACTGGCGTTTTGCAGACTTCTCATCTACCTGCCACAACGCGAAAGCACAACGCACACCGTCTACAAGGGCAGAAGTACCCCGAATAAGATTTCTGGCTTGTTCTGGTGTTGATATGACGGCATCATCTTTAACCTTAGTCATATGGTGACACATCATCACAGAAGCTCCAGTTTCCGAACCTATTTTCGACATTAGCCCCGTTAAAGCTGCTCCCGCTGCTGGATCAGAGTTCACATCAGCGTGAACAAAAGACGCTAAAGGATCAAATATAATTAACTTTAAGTTATTTATTTGTAATATTTGTTCGTATATACGCTCAAACTCAGCAGAAGTTGTGAACTCCCCGTGAACATTTTGCAATATCGGAAACACACCTCCTGCGTTAGGCAAAGCAACAACCCGAAGTTCATGATAATAATTAGCCCGATCATTGTTCGGGTCTAAACGCTGGATTCGTCGGTGCATCTCTGCTTCATCATCTTCTGCTGTAAATATAACCACATTCCCGAACTCTGTTACATTCGCCCCGAAGGAACTGGTCATTGAAGCCCCCGAAGCCACCTTCATAGCCAAATCTAACGTCAACATACCCTTGCCCGCATCACCCGCTGCGGATAAAATTATGGGTACCCCGAGCGGAAATGTTGCGTCCACGATAAATTTTTGTTCGGGTGCAATGCCAGTAAATCTGGAAACCAGCATACTATCGTCCAGCAGGTTTATGTTATGTTTGGTAACATTGTTCGGAGTATTGAGAAAAGTATTTATATCAAAACCTTCAGCTATAGCGTCATCTGCATCCCATCTCTCTGGCTTACCCCGAGGAAGAGTAAGCATCTTTACGGATTTAACATTAGCCTTGAGTGATAGCTCTTGTACAAGCTCAGCCAAACGCCTGCCTGCTGTATCATTATCAGCCCATAAGATGAGTTCTTTACCCTGTAGAGGTGAGAAATCATATTGTGACGCTGACTTCTTTGTAAGCATACCCGCTCCACCCATAGTACAGGTAGCCGTATAACC